GTGTCCTTAATCATCTGCAAATTGCTTTCAAATTGGAAGGAAGTTTAAAACTTTCTCAGACAGAAGGCCACTGTAAGGCAGCTGGGGACGACTCGTTGGAAAGAGAGTTGGCAGATAATGCAACTGTAATCCGAGAATATGCTTTGTTAGGAAAACAGATCAAAGAAATTAAGACTAGTTCAGTGGACGAGTTTACATTTTGTTCTCAACTCTATAAAGATGGGACATGCTATCCCATTAATCAAATCAAGCAACTTTTTAGTTTACTGCATTACATCCCATCAGATGAAGGAGATCTTGATGCCCGAATGGAGCAGTTTAAATTTGAACATCGACACTCCCCAAAATTGGGTTTCCTCCTATCTGTTATTGCAGCTAGTGGTTGGTTAAACCAATTTAAGGTTGATGCTTCACCTATTGGGTTCAACTCTTTTAGAAACCAAAACCATTTAATGGTGCTAACTCAAACGCCGAGAGACTGCACGGTTTCCCCCTATTACTATGAACAAAATAGTAAGAATGGTAGAGCTTGGATGTACAGTCCCTGTAGTCATCAGGTATCCAATACAATGACTAAAAAGAATAATAAACCAAAAAGAGTTAGCAATCAACTCGCCAAGATCAAGAGTCTTGAGCAAAAATTGCAAAACATGAGTGTCAAACGAAAGAAATCTGACAAACCTTTTGCTTCTACTGGAAGCATTATAGGTAAGTCTTTAGGTGGAATGTTTGGCTTTGGTAATGCAGGGCATGCCATAGGTAAAACAGCTGGTTCCTTAATCGGTTCCATTTTTGGAAGTGGCGACTACGAAGTAGTTGGACCACCCGTTAAAACCAATACTGTTTTAAACTCAGCCCAGATTCCTCAATTCAGAACAGGAAAGCATAGTACTGTAATTGCTCATAGAGAGTATGTCCAAGACATTACTGGTACAGCAGCTTTTACTAATTTGACTTTCCCATTGAATCCAGGAATTGCTTCTACTTTCCCTTGGTTATCTACCGTAGCGCAGAATTTCCAAGAGTTCCGAATTAAGGGATTAGTTTTCGAATTCAGGTCATTGTTGACTGATTTTGTTACTAATGGACAACCGGGCGTGATTGTTTTAGCAACTAACTATAATGCGGATGCTTTGTCTTTTACCACAAAAGCACAAATGGAG